TAGAGGGAATATTATATCTAAATCAGTAGTGTTTGATATTTGAGCTACATAATCATGTTTATTCATAGCTGGTAATCTACTAATATCTTGTGCCTTTTGACCTATTACACTCATGTTTTCATTTACAGCACCACCAAGAAAGTTTACACCATCTGCAGCTGTACCATTTAAAAATAAACCACTACCAATAACCTCAGCTGTTACGTTAGCTAAAGAACTGTTAACAGAACTCTTTAATCCATTAAGAATAGTAGCCATAGATATACTACCATTATCTGGATTTTTAGGTGTTTTAAAAAATGCTATACCAGCTACATCTTGATATGTAGTTACTGGTTCTACAGCTTCTACTGATATACGATATAATATTCCCTCTAAAGATACGTCAATAAATTTACCTTCAGCTGCAGTTTTGTTTGTAGTTTTAATTAAACCACCGTCTCGTAATGTAACTGTAGCTGTGTAACGAGAGTGGTAGTTTTGAGTGTATCCTAAAAAATCTTCTGCTGCTGTACCAGTTCCATCATAGTTTGCTGTATTACTTTGTATAAAAGGGTTTCCATTAACTTGTAAACTACCTTCAATGTTCTCACAGTCACTATTATTTGATGAACTATTTACAGCTTCTCCTCCAGAAAATGACCAAGTTAAAGTACCAGCGTGTCGTGCATCATCATGAGCAGCATCATATGTTGGACCTATATCAGAACCATTTGCATCTGGGTCCATTCTACCTACTTTTACAGAAGTAACCCTGTAGTAAGTATGGGGTGTGGGAGCTGTACCAGTATATAAAATATATTCAGTATTGTAAGCCACAGTATCCAGCCTAGCATACGAGTAGTTTCCATTTAAAATAGGTCCAGTTGTAGTACCAGTAGTACCAACAACTTTGTTTGGGTTTGCAATTAGAGTATAGTCTTGAATTGTAGTAACTGCATAGGGTGATGTAGCCCCAGCAAGGTAGCTAAATATAGAAGCTCCAGAATTATTTGTTAATGATAGTTCTGTTCCTGCTGGTATTACATCTCCAGTGTTTGTATATCCCGTCACTTGATCGTAGAAATTAACACCTGCAGTTGCATCTACCGTAATATCACTTAAAGTCCAAATCCTTATTGGTATACTACCAGTGTTTGCAGGGGTAATTTGAACTAAAAATTTTTCATCTCCATCTCTTAATATTTCATACCAATGGCCAGATGAATTTGCATTGGTTAGAGTCCCTACAAACTCTGCAGGAGGACGTTTTTTAAGACCAAACGTAATATCTGGAACGGCATTATCACATACCCTTAACTGTCCTGGAAATTTTATTTTGTCTGGTTGCTGTGATACACCCCCTAGAAAGTTTGGGATACGTTGATTAATTGCTGCCATTACATTCTTCTTAATACTTTAAATGGTCTGTATGTGGTGTTAGCATCTTGGTGGTATTGATAGTCGTTAAATATATTATGGTCTGCCTGTTTGTGCTCATACTCCAAAGCAGAAGCTCTTGCAAGGGCTTCATCTGCCTCAAGTAACTTAGCAGATGGTTGACTGTTTACCATACGGTTAGAGGCGATTCTGGAGGCTCTAGTAGTAATATAATCTTTAAATACTTGTGGGAGATCCTCAAAATTCAGCATCCATATAATGTCAAAATATAATTTATTACAATTTGTAAAGGTAAAGGTATGACCTTTTTTATCATACACTTTCATTATTCCATTATCACTACGTCTTACAACATCATAATCCTTTCCATGCTGGAAAATATTTAGATCAATTTGTAAAACATTGTTTGGTATGATACATTGGTTGTTTGTATCAAGTGTTATAGGGTACTCATTCTCTGTGTTGTATGACCAACCCTCAGCTTGTATCTCACGGCAGACTTGCCTTAGAGTCTTCTGTGCTATAGCTACTTCGGGGCTTTGCACTGTTAATGTATTAACTGGGGATTCTCCAACGCTCATCAGGATTGAGTTGACAGCATCTAGTTCGGTAGACACTCCGTAAGATATTTGTGCCATAAAAAAAAAGGGGCACTGAGCCCCTGTATAAATGAAAAAGTTACTAATTATGAATTAGCTACGTTTGCAGGATATGCAAGACCAAATCCAGCTGGTTTTGTTGATACTCCTGCGAACAATTCTACACAAGCTGCTGGGTTTACAAAATCTGCTCCCATAGCGAGTCTTCCTAGGATGACATCACCTTGATAAACAACTGAAACGTCTCCAGATGTTACTTGAACTTGTGGTCCTATTGTTTCTACTACACCTGCAGCTTCTCTTTGGAAGATAAGTCCGCATGTATTATTGAAAGCATTAGCATCACCATAGTTGTTACGAGCACCATAGTTGTTACCTGTAACAGGTGTAGCTGCCTCAATATCTTCAGAAACAAAGTTTCCTGTGTTGCCAGGGTCGATTACATTGGTGTGTATTGTATTGTTGTTACCACTAGATGGTTGATAAGCTGTACCATACTTACCAAAGAATGGAGCGTTCATTGACTTGTAGATAGTAATACCTGCAATTTCAATAATTCCATTACCTGACTGAAGTGCATCTCCTCTAGTATTATGGTTGATTAGACCACCGCCAGCTGCAGCTGCTTGTATAAGTGCATAGTACTGTCTAGGGTTAAGTACTGCTACTCTACCATCACCAGATACACCTTTCTCATCCATAGCTGCTGCTGCATCATAGAAAGCTGTTATGAGGTTACTAGCAACGAGTGCATCGTTAGCATCTGAACCACCACCAACTTGGATCTGAGTTCCACCTGGCTCTTCAAATGTGTTAGAACCAATCTTCACTGCACTAGGTACTCTAGCACCTTTAGCAATAGCTCTGAAGATAAGTCTGTCATACTTTTGAGCAAGAGCATATCCAATCTTTTTAGATATTTCTCCTCTCATTTCATAGTGTGCTAGTGTTTCATCTAGCTCATAAACAAATGCAGAACTGATGAGTAAATCATCTACTGTAATTGTCTTTTCAGCTATTGGAGGAGTTTTATCATCGTTTCCTAGTATGCTATTTCCTGGGGTGTGGTATTCCGCAGTTGTGCGTCCAGTATAGATAAATTGTAAACTCTTACCGTTGGTAAGTGTTCTTTTCATTACGAGATCTCTTGCGATTGTCTCTCTTTGGAAGCCAGTAAACATCTCCCCTGAGAACAATTTTAAATATAAATCTCTGTTATTTGTAGCGTTTGTCGCTGTATTAATCCTACCCAGAAAAGTTTGCGAGGTAGGGTTTGTGCCTGACTGTTGTGCCATTATTTTATAAGGTTATATGTATCGTCTCTAGATCTAGAATTATAGGAATCTTAATTGTTTCAGCTAAGACTCAAACTGTTTGTGGTCTGTCCCACCGTCATGACGGCATTAGGTGTCTCCGTAGAGGCTAATACCAAATGTAGAGGGAGGCATTGCACCTCCCATGTCGCTTAACGAACTACTCTATGAAAATGTATATTTGGTCTTTTTTCTAATGTGTGGTATCTGACGTGCATAATCTCTATGAATGTCATGATTGCACCCAAACAAATTAGGGTTAACCAAATAGCTGAATTTTTCATTTAACAATTTTGGTGTAAGCAACGCCACGATATACGTAAGTTACTGTCATGGTAAACTCCATATACCAAAGCCCCGTTCCATGCTTTGGATTCATGCGTCCCTTGTGGGATGAACGGACGAGGACTGTTGTTATACCAATGTCGAGTAACACCAGCAATAATAAATAAATTTGTTATTACTGTTAAAACTGTAGTAAATTTTTTAACCAATTTGTGGCGTTGGTAGTTTATAAAATTCCAGGTAGTATCTGACCTGTAGTAATGTATGTGCCGATAGCTATAACAAATCCTAGCATAGCTAGTCTACCGTTTAGCTCTTCAGCTACATGCCATTTGTCGCCTTCGTGGTTGTGGTGTGTCATTTTTTTCCTCGTTTGTGGTTGTAGTTAATTCTTTTAGAACTTGTTTTAGTTTTTCTAAATTTTGATTTTTCACCGCTAGACATCTCTTTGGTAGTCTTTGGTGTTTTGGATGAGACTCTACGAGATGGACGACAAGCTGGGTAGCCTTTACGCTTTTCGCCTTTCTGTCTGCCACATGGCTTACCAGTTTTTACATCCACCCACTTCTCTTGAAACCATCTTCTTAAACTCATCGTTTTCCTCTAGTGTATCCTTTAGCGGTCTTTCTTTTACCGCCAGATTTTACTTGACCTTTACATACCTTTACACCATAAGCATTAGCGTATGCTGAAGGGTATACCTTAAATTTTCTTTTGGCAGCTGCTTTACCACGAGCACAGAGTTTAGCCATTACTTCTTCTTGCCTCCGTGTTTACAGCCACACTTAGATCCTTTCTTGTGTGCCATTAGCATTTCCATCTACGTAGTGCCAACGCTTTACGGGTTGGCTTTCCGTTGGGCTTTTTCATTGGCCCTTTAACTCCCTTCATGC